AGCAGCAGCAGCAGCAGCAGCAGCAGCAGCAGCAACAGAATCACAATAATAATGAATAGATATCAACAAATACCAAGAATTAGAACCAAGAAAAAAGTAACGTATGTAACAACTCGTTACCCAGAGGTTCCTTTATCTAATAATGACATATATGTTTATACATCTAGGGGAGACAGATTTGATATATTAGCACAACAATACTATCAAGATAGTTCATTATGGTGGATTATATCAATAGCAAACCCTTCAATCCCCCAAAATTCATTAGTAATACCTGAAGGTATTCAAATTAGAATACCCTCTAACCAACAATCAATAATAGATCAATTTCAAATAATAAACTCTTAATATGGGTAATATAATAGGAGAAGGTTTTCCAAGTGAAATAATTGAACAGGTTAAAACCCGTCAAAAAATATATGGTGAAAAAAATAGAGATAATGAAACTTTATCTTTTTTAAATTCTCAAACAGGATGGGTTCGTTTAGGTTCTTCTGTAAATGTTGAAGTTGACTCTAGAGAATTAGGTCTTTTAGGATCTTCATTAGCTAAAGAATATGTTCTTTTCAATGGAACCTCAAAATTTACAGATAAAAATACCCACATCCAACGTTCAGGAATAAAAAGTAAAAAATTAGGAATTCATGGTAATTTTGCTTATGGTATAGGAGGAACTGAAATGGGGTTATCTCCAATGCCTGGTATTACAGCAATGTCTACTAAAACAGAAACAAGAGGTTCTCTTAAAACATCTACTATACAAATTAAATGTCATAATAGAGTTCAATTTGATATTATTGATACTTTATATCTCCGTTTAGGTTTTACAATGTTATTAGAATGGGGCCATAGTTCTTATTTTAATAATGAAGGTGAATATGTAGAAAACAACCCATATAACTTAATGAGTAGGTTTTTAGGCATTGGTAAAAAAATAGAATACCAAGAATACTACCCAGTTATAGAAAGTAAAAGATTATCATCAAATGGTAATTATGATGCTCTTCTTGGTAAAGTAGTTAATTTTAATTGGACTTTTAATAAAGATGGTTCATATGATGTTACCCTTATTCTAAGAAGTATGGGTGATGTTGTTGAATCTTTAAGAACAAACCTTCTTTTACCGGATAAATATAAAACAGGTTTAAATTCAGCCATAAAACAAATAGAAGAAGCTAATAAAGCAGTAAACGATTTTAAAATCGCAAGTAGTCAATACGCATTAACAGATGCACAAGGTAATACATCATCACTTTCCCCATTAGATCCCCAATTCCAATTAATCGAACGTCAAAGCACTACCTCTAATCAACAATTCCAACAACAAGCAGAAATAGTAATATTCAAATCCAAAGCAGGTAATGCAGCCCAAGTAATAAAAGAAGAAACAGAAGGTACACCTGAATATGAAAAAAAACAAAAAGAAGTAAATGAATCTGGAACCTCCTCTGTATATGCTAATAAGGATTCTACTTCTTTAGGAAGATGGTTTTACGAAAATATAGAGAAATTCTCTAAATTGGGATCTACTGTTAGCGGATTATCAAGCCGCACAATAGGAGGTGAATCTGCTTGGTTAAGACAAAAATATTCTAATGATATACCACCTCATTATTTTGTAAGATTTAAAACTCTTTTAGATTGGATCCAAATTAATGTTGTGCCTCAAGTTAAAACAGCACCCCTATTTCTTATTGATACTAATCTTGAAACTAATATAATAGCATTAGCTGGAAGACAAGTTCCAACCGATAACGCAATATGCCAAGTAGCATACATCCAAGAATTTGAGGGGGGGCAAAAATTATATTATTTAGGTGGTGATGGTGATGTTAGTGGAGAGAATTTTATAATAGAAAAAGGAAAAAATAAATATGGAAAAATAATGAATATTTATTTTAATATAAATTTTGTACTAGAAGCATTAAGTAAAAATAGTATAAAGGGTAAAGTAGCATTAATTGATTTTTTAAAATATTTATGTAATGGGTGGAATGATACAACAGGTAATTATAGTAAATTAGAACCTACATTTTCTGAAGAAACAAACTCTTTAAGATTTATAGATGAAAATCAACTACCCGATAGAGATACCTTTTTAAAAGATTCAAAATTATATAATCCTCCTAAATCTACAGAATTAACATATTTTAATATTTATGGTTATTACCCCCAAACAGATGGAAATTCAACAGCAGGTTTTGTAAGTGATTTTTCTTTTGAAACTTCGATTACACCTAATTTAGCTACTATGATTACTATAGGAGCTAATAGTAATGGACAAATTACAGGGGTAGATGCAACTGGAGTTTCAGCAATGAATAATGGATATAAAGATAGAATCAAACCCATTGTAACATCCCCAGGAATATCAAATGAAGAAGCAGATAAAGCATCAGAAGATGCATTAGAAACAGATTACGATGAAACTTTAAAAAACTTTACAAGTTTCCTTTCTGAAACTGGATATTTATATACTAGTAAAGAATTTCCTAAATACAACCCAGAAATTATTACCCCTTTTAAAACATGTATTCAAACTTTAATTGAATTTGATCAATCAAAAAAGACACAAAATCAAAATCTAAAAGAAAAAGAAGAAAAAGAAGAAAAAGTAGACCCTTTAAAAAAATATGCTACAGCAAGTACAGGATTTTTACCTTTTAACCTTTCATTAACAATGGATGGGTTATCTGGGATGAAGGTATATCAAAAATTTGCAACTGATACTTCGTTTCTCCCATCAAATTATCCAAATTCCTTAGAATTTTTAATTAGTGGAGTTGAAAATTCAATTGTGGGAAATAAATGGCAAACTAAAATAGAATCAATAGCAGTCCCTAAAAACCCGTTCTCACCCAAATCAGATACAAAACCAAAATATGTAGAGGGTAGAAAACGAAACAATAATACTAATACTAATTACGATAATAGTTCAAAGGGGACTACCCAAGATTATGGGGATACTAATGTAACAATCACAAGTGGATTCCCATTAAAACCAACAGCGTACCAAGCAAAAGAATTTGAAAAAAGCCAAATATTCCTTCATTATAGTGCTGGATGGCAACTTACTGATAAAGGTTTACAAACAATCCAATTCCTTAACAATAGAGACCAAACAGCTAAAGGTGGTGATAAAAAAGGATTATCATATCACTATATTATAGATGGTGCCGGACATAAAGAACAAATTATGAATAATAAATATAGAGCTTTCCATGCTGGTAATGCAAATTCTCCTTCAATTGGTATAAGTCTTCAAAACATTGGTTATAAAAGTAGTAAAAATACAAATGCAGATGGTACATTAAAACAACCGAACCAATCACCTATGGTAAAATTAGTTGGATTTGATGGAAAACCATCCCCATATAAAGGTTATGAATATGGTCAAGAAATAACCGATGCTCAATATAATACTCTTTTAGCTCTTTTTAAGGAACTCCAATCCGAACATAGTAATATCCCTAAATTTATTTTTAACCAAGAAAATTGGAATCGTTTATTCCCTAAAAAGGGAACAACATCATGGAACCGATCAACTCCTGGATGGTACACACATAATTCTAGTGACACAGGTAAATCAGATATGCTCCCAACTCCCAAAATCCATAAACTTTATTTAAATTTAGCAATATCTAACACCTAAGAATTATGGCTTATTATCCTTTATCTCAAATAAAAACAAATCTCCAAACAGATGGTACAGAGTATCAATATCTAGATGGTACCCCATACAAAGGATTTTACTACAAAATATCAACGGGAAAATATTATACAGGTAAATCCCCACAATCAGGCCAACCTCAAGAAATAGTTGAAATTCCTAATGTTAAGTTAAATTCGATACCCCAAACAAAACAAATTGTAGCCGCATTTAAACCAAATGATATTGACCCTACTATCCTACCTGAATTCCAATCAACACAAAATATTTATTCTGACTATGTATCTTTAACTTCTGCCCCTACATCAATTCAAAATCCATATTATAATCCAACTTACCCAACAGATGAAGATTATACTATAGGTGAATTTAGAAGATATTTTGTTAAAAGGGCTAATAATATAATTTATATTGAAATAGATAAAGAACAATATGATTTAATTATTAACAAAAACCCATCAATAATGTTTGCAATGTACATACCTTTTACTTTACCTTGGAATATAAGTGGAGATAAAAATAAGGTAGCAACAACAAACGAAAACATAGTAAAATTAACTACTTTTAGAAATAGATTACCTAAACTTGGAGATTACTTAAAACATAATTATATTAAGTACTACAAGTAAAATGGTTATAAATGTATTGGTTAATAGAGACTGAAGAACAAATAAATTATTTAATAAATAGGCAGTATAAAGAAGCATTCATTGAAATAATCCCATTTCATAATAATGTTCATCCTGCCCTAAATGATGTTTCCCTAGTTTATTTTAAACCGTTTATAGAAACTAAAGGTTTTATGTTATGCATTACGCATAGCGAGTGTTTAGGTGTAAGTAAAACGCTAGTAGACGAGTTATTAACACAAGTAGATAAATTATGGGTACGCGATAAAAAATCGGCATTGTTTTATTTTCAAATTAAAGCCTTGCTCGACAGCTCCATAATCGTTCCTCCGTATATACAAGAACAAACACAAGCTCACAATATATTATATCAAAAATATCCTAATAAAAAGGATATAAATAAAATAGTACCTATAGTAAAACACTATGAGGTGTGTGAGAAGATATATGAGACAATTCGTCCATCACTTGATAAAGAATTGCCACCCTATTTTAGATTCTACAATGAGTATACTACGTTAGCTTTTTTTGGGATTGAGAAAAATGGTATTTACATAAATAGAGAGTTGTTTGATAAACACTTTAAACCCAATAACCCAATATACTCAATTTCAGATGATAAAATTTACACAAATTTCAATTTATTTACAACTACTAAGCGACCAAGTAATTCTTACAATGGCATTAATTTTGCAGCCTTAAATAAAGACTCGGGTGCTAGAGAAAGTTTTGTTCCACAAAATGATAAATTTGTAGAAATAGATATTAGTGCTTATCACCCTAATTTAGCAGCACATTTAGTAGACTATGAGTTTGATGTAGATGATGTACATCAAGCATTTGCCGATATGTACGGAGTGGATTATAAAAAAGCCAAAGAATTAACATTTAAACAACTATACGGAGGAATATTTAAGGAATACGAACACCTTGAATTTTTCCAAAAAGTAAAGAGATATATAGATGATAATTGGAAAAAATTTAACGAGGATGGTCATATTGAAGTTTTACGCTCTGGGTATTGGCTCGAGAAATCGAAATTAGATAATATGAACCCCCAAAAGTTGTTTAATTATGTTCTTCAAAACTTGGAGACCGCGACTAACGTTTGTATATTGATAGAAATAAATAAGTTGCTAAGAGGTAAAAAGTCTAAAATAGTATTATATACTTATGATAGTTTTTTATTCGATATAGATGAGAGTGAAAATTTAGAACAAGAGATAAATAAAATATTTAAAAATAAAAAACTACAAACAAAGACAGGTTATGGAACAACATACAATTTCTAATACAACTTTAACACCAACTCCCCATATGTATACTGGTCGATATGACTTCGACCAAAACATAAATCAAGTTGATGTGAATAATAAATTATTTTGTACTTTCGTAAATGAAGTAGATATAGACCCTATGATTGAGGATATATCTAAATCCTATGATATAATGTATAACAAAATGTTTGTACTTTTTATTAAAAGTACAGGCGAATACGTTATTACCTATAATGTTGAACAAGGAAATGTTAGTGGTATCCCCACAAACACAATTTTAGTTCATCGTAAAAAAGATAGTAATACACTTTATACTATTAATGCCCTTAAT